GGCCCCACGGTTCCCTCACCATTTGAGGTTGGAGACGGTCTCAACCACATTCGTGATGTGAGACTCATCTAGCAACCTCTCGGCGACGATACTCTGATAGACAATGAATCTTGTGTTGGCAAGAATTGTCTGGTCAATGTTAACGACGCCGATGATCTCCCGCTGAATCGAATCCTCAACATACCGCACAAGTCCAGCAGAATCTAAACTACTGGAGCGCATAGCCTTAACTGCAGCAGCAACGTCCTCAAAGAAGAGCACGTTGCGAAAGCCGCTGTAGCACGGATTGATGGGAAACAAATCCCCTGACATGAAATATGGCCAGCCCCAGGTCATCCTAAACTCGAACTCTTGAAGAGCTCCAAGTCTTGAGACAAAAATGGTTTGGTAGCGGTGCCAACAGAAGATCAGGAGAATGAGGAAATTCAGCCAGGCCATAAAGAAGAAGGTCCATTGAGCTTCAGGCTGCTCCAATATGTCGTCCTCAATTATCTTGAGGGGATTATAATGTACTCCAAGAAACCCTTCTCTGCCCTGATCATGACTAGATGTCGCGTTGGTAAAATTACCACTAAACGTGTAGTTATAATCAGCGGTGGAATTGGTGTAAGTTGGAAACGAATCCCCAGAACTAGAGGGAGAGAAGACCCCCTTTCGTATCAAGAGTGTGAAGATGGACAGTACAAGACTGCAGAGTGGAGCCAAACGGATGCGGCCAACCAAATACAAGAATGCGCCCAACGACAGTGGAGCGCGAATAGCGACTCTACTATAGTACAGGCTGCAAACTATGGTGAGAACAAGGATCACTGTGAAAAGGTAATCCCCGGGCTCAACCAAGAAAAGGTCGAACACGCACTTCTTAGTGTGAACCCTACCGTAAACGGGAGGATTCAACACTTTGATAGGCACAGGTGGGGGTCCAGGTGGCGGGCCAGGGGGCGGGCCAGCTGGAGGAGGCGCCACCCCTCCTGGTAGGGGGGGCGCGGGACCGGGGCCCGGTGGGGGGCCGCCAGGTCCATTGGGAGGTAAAACAACCGGCACGGGCGGTACAACAACTGGAGCCGGGGGCACCAAATGTATAATCGCGGGTACTGGTGGATTTACGACCCCTGCTACCGCGGGTGGCACGACGGGCGCCACAGGAGCAGGTCCATTGACTACGGGGCCTAGTACCACTGGGGGCACCAGGACAGCCGGTGGGGCCACTGGAGGAGGGTTTACCGCGGGAGCAGCAGGTTGGTTCCTCGGACGGATAGATCTGTCGCCGGCGGGCACCGGGGTAGGATCGAAACCGGGGTCTGTCTCTATGGGACCAACGACAGGTAGGCGATGACGAGGGACTGCTGGTCTCAGGCCACCACGAATCTGTAGACTTCTGCAATAGGCATCGAAGGTAACATCCCTCATGTAGGGATGAAACACGACGTCATCATGCAGATTGGTATCACAACGACAAAAGGGGCACTTGATGATGTGAACAGCGCTATCCAAATTGTTAGTCAAATTGGCGGCGTAAGTTTCAGCGCAACAACCGATGCACATGTTCGCGGCGCACTGGCGATTACAACCCCCCAAGTTAAACAAATAATTGTTGGGTTTTCGTCGGCCAGGGACCACATTACGTGTGAGGGGACGATAGCAGATATTGCAATCCACA